CCTCTACTGTAACATTTACACTTTCCCCATATTCGTCATGAGTTTTGAATTCACATGCAACAACTTTTCCTGTAAGGTCTGCATATTGCCCTCCCTTGCGCTCTCCTTCCGTTCCATCTTTTCTTGTAAACTTCTGCGTTTTGTAATTATCTCCACCCTCTTGGATTTTACGATTCCAAATGAATCCTCCTGCTAATGATAAAAATACTCCTGTGTTTACTTGTACACTTCCTAATCCTGCCATAATATTTATTTTTAATAATTTGTTGTTATAAGGACTTTTCTAAGTTCAACATAGATTGCCTTGGGTCTACATTATTTTTGTCAAAGATACAGCTTTTTTTTTAAACTGCAAGCTTTTTTTAATTTATTTTAATTTTTCTAATACTTTATCTGAAATTGCTTCAAACCTTACTAAAAATTCATTCATATTAACCAAGTCTTCTCCACTCATATTAAGTTCATGAATTATAATGCGAATGCATCTCTCATAAGATATTCCATAAGCCTCTGCAGCTTCTGTTTTAGCTCCTATGTTTTTGCCCTTTTTCGCTATTCCTATTCTGTACAAATCAAATTTATTTATACCTTCACTCTTTCTAATTAAAAAATCTTCAATTTCAATTTCCATAATTTAATTTTAGATGTTTATATTTCGTCTGTTTTTTCTTACTTGCTTTCCAAAAGTATTTCCTAATCCTTTAAGTTTGCTCACTCTACTATTCACTCCTTCTCTACTGTCATTCAATTGAGAGTTTCCATTTGTTGTCTTCATTATTTTTTTATTAAAATTCCGTTTATTTTACCTTCAACCATTCCTGCAATATACTCCTCTGGAGTAGTTCCATTCACTAAGCCATTTAATTTTCTTGACTTATCTTGACATGCCCAATATAACACGTCCAATGCATTGAAATTTTTCTCCGCTGTTATGAATGCTCGCTTTAACTTCAACCATTCTGCATCCACTTCAAAACAAGTTTCCAATGATTTTTCTGTCAACTTTACTTCAACATCTTCATTGCCAACTCTAATGCTGTACTTGTTGGAATTCTTAGATGCTTGACTCCTTAAATTAGATTTATAATTTCCTTCATAAAGTTTGTATTCCAATTTGGCTTCTGCCATTCTAGCTTCTACTTCAGATTTCAATAAACCTATTCGAGCCACTGCTGTACTAATTGTTGTATGTTCCCCAAATATATTTGAAGAGTCAATTCTAGTTAAGTCATCAATATTGATATTCCTATCTAAATCGTCATGCTCTAATGTTATTTCAGTTCCTCCAACGTTTATATTATATTTCATTTTCGTATATTTTTCTAAGTTCTCTAATTGCTATCTTTTTTCTGCTCTTTACAGTTCCCAATGGAATGTCTAATTTTTCAGCAGCTTCCTCTTGTGACAACTCTTCAAAAAACAATGCATTTATAACGCTTTGATATTTGAATTTTAATGACCTAACATGATGTCTCACAAACATTGAATTAAAATTCCTTTCAGATGGAGACGAGATGTGTACAACATGATTTGCATCGTCTATAGAATCCTCTTTAAAATTTCTTGTGTTAAATGCTCTTTGAACGTCAATAGTTTTATTTCTTACTATCTTTAACATCCAAGTGTATAACCTTCCTTTTGTTGAATTATACTTTGCTCGATTGTCCCATATTTTAATCATTGACTCTTGAACTGCATCATGTGATAATGTTTCATTGTTCAAAATTCCCAAAGATACAAAGAAAAATGTTTTTCTATAATTTGCATCTATTAGATTCATTGCAGATTCTTGACCATTTGCAAGTCCTTCTGAAATCCTCTCCTCTAATGTGTTTCCCATTTTTATTATTTGTTTTTTCAAAGATACAACTTTATTTTAAACTTGCAAGCTTTTTTTTAATTATTTTATAAAAAGGAGGATTTTTACATCCTCCCTATATTACAATACTATTAATTTACTATCACTTTGTAAAGTGAATTGATTCGCTTTGCTCCAATTGCCATCATATTTCAAATCTCCTTCAAATATAATTAGCCTTTTTTCACTGCCTTTCAATTGCTCCTTGAATACATCATATTGTTCTGCCCAAATTAATAATTTAGTTAACTTATAATTGTGCTCAATTGTCAATCTTGCATAAGCTCCTTTTTTAGACCTTCCAACTTTAACTTCTAGAATGTATCCTCCAAATGACCTCTTTATGGCTTTCCTTTGCTGACCGTTAAATTCTAACATTGTACAAAATGGAGTTTCAATTCCTTTCTCTAAAGCAATTTGCTCATAGTCAATATTAGCTAATCCTGTCAACTTCTTTTGTTGTAAATTCCACCACCATTGCTCATGAAGTTGTCCAATTGTATAAATGTCTCTAAGTGGATTTGAAGGCTTTTTCTTTGCATGTGCTCTATAACGCTTTATCAAAGAATGTCTTTTGTACTCCGCTCCACCAAATCCATAAAGGTCATCAAATGCACCTGCAGTGACCAATGCCTCATAAGTTTGTTTCTTTACCTTAGAACCCTTAAAATTATGTCTAGAATAAAAGTCTGCAAATGATTTATAAAATCCATTAGCATCTCTTTCATTAATTACTTGAAATGCTGTGTCCTCTCCAATTCCTTTAATTGAACCAAGTCCCCAATAGATTGTTGAATTCTCTTGACTTGAATGCATCTGCATCCTCGACTTGTTTATATCTGGAGCTTGTATCTTAATCCTTTTTGACTGAATGATTTCAGATAAAAAAGTTAAAGTTTCATTCTCGCCTGCATAATCCAATGCCACTGTCCAATACTCGATTGGATAATTAACTTTCAAATATTGTGAAATATATCCTGTTAATGCATATGCTGTGGAGTGACTCTTATTAAAAGAATACTTTGCAAATTCAATAATAGCTTCCCATAATTCCAAGAATTCTGTTGGAGTTGCTCCCTTGTCCAAAAAGCTTTGCTCCACTCTTTCCTTCCATGCCTTAATGACATCCATTTTTTTCTTTCCAATTGCTCTTCTTACATCGTCCGCTTCCTTAAGTGACAATCCTCCAAGGTCTCTAAAAATCTGCATTATCTGCTCTTGATAAACTAATAGTCCATAAGTGTCTTTTGTTATATCTTTAGTTCCCCAAAAATATTCCTCCTTTCTGCCTTCATTTTTACACTTTACATAAATATTATGAAAGTTGTTCTCCATCGGACCGGGTCTGTACAATGCATTTGCTGCAATTAAATCTCCAATATTTCTAGGCTTCATTGACCTTGTGTAATCTGAAAGAGAAGCCGTTCCAAATTGAAATACATCTCCATTCCATCCATTGCCAAAGTATCTATAGACCTCTTCATCATGTGGAAGATTATATATATCTGGAGCATCTTGTCCATTCTCTTCTATAAGTCTCAATATATCTGTAAACTTATCCAATTGCTTTATTCCTAATATATCCTCCTTCAAGAATCCGGCGTCATCCAATTCATTTCCTCCCCACTCGCTCACCATCAAACCTTGCTGTAACCTCATTGGACACCATTGCTTTGCACTCATTACGCTTGGAAATACTACCATAGCACATGGATGAATTGATTGTGTCTTAACTTGGTCTAACAACGTTGGAAGCATATAGAATATGTCAGAATTCCTTTGCATGAAAGATTTTATCTTTGACTCTTTCGCTGCAGTTGTAACAATGTCCAAAAAACTTGTATCAGTTTTGCCCATCATTGATGTTATCAAATTAGACTCCGCAAAGTCTATTGAGAACAATCTTGAAATATCTTTAATTAATCCTTTTGCTTTAAATGTTGTAAACGACCCAATGGAGCAAACTTGAGTTTCCCCAAATCTTTGCTCCATGTATGCCTTTATTGCAGCTCTATCTTTACCACATAAATCTTGGTCAATATCAGGTAAAGTTCCATCAACTAATTTTGGCTTCACTGATTCTATTATATTCGTTACTTTCATAATTAAAATAGTGTTATCATTTTAGTTTTACTTTTTCTCATGTCTGCTATTGGCAATATTAAATCTTCATATCCTTTGATATCTTCTCCAATATACTTGTGGCAAAATGATGCCCTTGTCAACTTGTTTTTATATTTGCCCGGATTTCCCACGCTTCGAACTTTGCCATTCTGTGCAGTTCCCTCCCATGTGCTTGACTTGTCTCTATACAATCCAAGTGCTGGGCTAATGGTTTTAGTATATACTAACTTTCCATCATTCTTGAAAATTCCTGCGGCAAATTCTGAAATTTTAGTACCAAGTCCCATTCCTTGAAAATCTGGAAGTACTACAGTTCTACTCAATGCCATTGCATTTGGTCTCCCCTTTCCCGGCTGATTTATTACAGCCACTATTCCAACAGGTTTTTCATCCCATGTGAAAAGTAAAAATTTACAACTCTTGTTAACGCTTTCAGTTAAATAATGATGTTTTTTGAAGATGTCAAAAGCACTATGCTCGACTCTACTGACTTGTAATTCAATTTTTGGTCTTGATTGCCTTCGGCATTCATGCTCAACGAGCACGCCTCCCTTTTGTGGTGAACATGTCCAATCTGGCAATAACCAGTCCATAATGTCATAATGACAACTTGCCAAAACTATCTTTTTATTTGTCTTTCTAATATATTTTTGCAGTGCAAAACTCATTGCCTTTGCAACATCTCTATCAACTACAGAAGTATATTCATCAATTAAAATCAATTCTCCTTCCTTTGCAATTGCCACTTTATATGCTAATGATGCTCTATACTGCTCTCCATTACTTAATGATGAGAATGGTCTCAACCAAGTTGGAACTGAACTTAGTCCCATAGATGTCAAAACTCTAGAAGCTTCATTTGGACTTAAAAAATCAAAGTTACTAATTAATGCTTTATCCTTATCGAACTTGCAAGAGCTTAAACTCCCTAATGACTTTAATATAGTTGTCTTTCCACATCCACTGCTTCCATATATTACTCCAATATTCCACTTCTTGCCCTTGATGGCTTGGAAGTCATAATTTACA